TCTCCAAGGGGTAAGCTTTTTCTTTTCTGAGAAATATCTCATTTTAAATATTTTCTCAATTCTTTTGTCTTCCAAGCTCGAAAGCTGACTTAGAATGTCTCGCAACATTTCTTGTTCCGCCAATTGCTTGGGCTCTGAACTTTCAAACTCGCAATCAAAATTTTCTTCCATTGGCAAGTGGCGACGCTTATTTGACGAGTTTAAACAAAGCCATCTTGTATGATTTCCGAGATAAGTCGAAAACTTGATATTGCGCTTTTCATCAAAAGCTTTGACCGCATCAAAAATATTTGATTCCTTATTCGACATTAAATCATAAAAATTATCAATAGCAGTTTCTCTTGGCGCATAGCTGTGCACCATTTGCAAATAAATGCCAGAATGTCTGTTGACGATCTCCATAAAGCAATCGCTATCGCCACTTTTTTTGACCTTTTGGATCAGGTCAAGATCGTCCATTTTTTCTGGCATTAATCTCATTTTCCTGTGCTTCCAAAGCCGCCAAGACCTCTTTCGGAATCGTCCAATGATTCGGTTTGATGTGCCACAAAATTAAAAATTGGCATGAACATCAATTGCCCAATCTTGTCACCTTTTTTATAAATCAAGGAATTTTTGGTTGGCTTGCCTTTACCGAGATAGCGAAAACGAAGTTTGATCGAGGCTCGATACCCACTATCGATCACGCCAACAGAATTGCAAAGCGCCAAATAATACTTACTTACGCTAGACCTTGGAAACAAAAGAGTGAAAAAGCCATCTGGCGGTTGAATCGCAACTCCCGTGTCGTACTCGACATATAAAATTTTCTTACCGGCTTCGTCCGAGTAAACAAAAGCTGGATCTTCTGCTGCTACGAGATCCCATCCCGCATCGCCTTTTGCTGGGGGAATCACGTTATTTTCGAAACCGTTTTTGAGAACTTTGAACGATAGATTTGGCTGCATGTTCGTACTTTGCCTGAGATTCTAAAATTTGTCAAGGGGTTTTCAACAATCACGGCTCGGCGTAATTTAAAAAACGAAGTTTTTTAAATTTAAAGAAAGGGGGGTCGGGGGTCAAGGGTGGGGCGGGGGATAATAGGGGGGAGAGTATGAGAGGGGGGAAAGAAGGGGGCGGGGAGGGATAGGGGGAAGGGGGGGAAACAAAAAAAGGTGTAAATAAAAAATAGCCCCAAATGAAAGTCTTCCGATTTAAAATTAGCATTTTTGCGGCAATTCTTTGCGCGATTGTAACAATTGGGGCCAATTTTGCCTTCAAATTTCTGGATAAAAATTATTTTTATAAACACTACTTACCTCAAAACGAAGTTCGGCCATTAGACCCAACTTTGGAAAAAAAGAAAAAAGACTCTTTTTCCATAACCATAGAATACCCTAAAAAGAAAAGTTTTTTCATTCAGTCTTTTGAATCTGGCTTTTTAAAAGACTCTTTATTTAAAAATGGGCTACCACAAGATGTGGCGATTATCATGAGGGATGAAAAATACTCATTCGTTGACTCTTTATGGTTTGATCGATATGCAAATTGGTGGGCTTCTTTCATCGAAGAAAACTATATATCTTTTGACTATAACACATTTGATTGTGACAATTTCTCAGACCTTTTTATGGTTATGTTTGGGCTAACTAATGTAAACTCGCTATACAAATCAGACGCCCAATTGGCATGCGCCACAATCATTGTTAATAACGTCTATTCATTCGCTGGAATACCCGCCCAAGAGGACTCTTGGCACTCCCTTAATTTAGTCTGGACCAATGCTTCTTGGTTCGTTATAGAGCCCCAAAATGGTGTTTATATAAGTTTAGATTCCTATCCAAACAAAAAGCATATAAAGGCAGTCATATTTTAGTGTAAACATACTATATGGAAATTGATTTTTCAAAACAAATAGCCGAGGCCGGGAAGACTGGGCTTTGGGACAACATCAGAAAAAAGAAACAAAGAATGGGTAAGAATTATCGCCCAGCGAAACCCGGTTCTCCTGATCGCCCAAACAAAAAAGCTTGGGAGAAAGCTCAGGCTGCTATTGAGCTTACATACACCGAAGCAGAGAAGAAAACTCTCAATAAGCCATTCAGACTTCCCTCTGGTTCAAAAAAGAAGTTTGGCGTTTACGTTAAGAATCCAAAAGGCAATGTCGTGATGGTTAAGTTTGGCGATCCAAACATGGAGATCAAACGCGACGATCCAGACAGACGCAAAAATTTTCGCGCCCGCCATCAATGCGATAGCAATCCTGGTCCAAAGTGGAAAGCTCGTTATTGGAGTTGCAGAATGTGGGAGGGCGGCAAATCCGTCACTCAAGTAACAAAAGGCTCGGTAGCTGAAGATATGATGGAGATGCAAATGGAAGACATTTATGAGCAACAAAATCTTATAAATCAAAATCCACGCCTAACTGAAGCTCCAGAAGTCGAGAATGAAAATGAAGAAATGATTGATTATCAGGAAGAGGCTATTGAAATGGCTTATCAAAACCTATCAACAATAAAAAGAAAAGCCGAACAATTGATGGCAATTATTGATGCCAATCCAGAAGCCGCTATGGAAATTACTGAGCCTTGGGTAGCCGCCAAGATTACTGTTATTGATGACTATATTGGTACAGTTCATGACTATTTGTCTTCTGAATCTACCGAAAGCGAATAGCTTTTACAGTTAGTTTTATATTGACAAATTTTGTTTATACCCTAATATCTTGGGGTATAAACTTATGAAATTTGGCACCAAAAGCCTAGGTCTTGGAGACACATTATTGTTAACCGCCGTTTGCAAATACTTTCCAAATAAATTTACAATCCAGCTTGATAAAAATAAAGAAAGATTTGCCTGTCTTTTTTCTGGTCTTGCTAATGTAGAATTAGTCAATAACGAAGAAATAAATGAACTGAAGGATCTAGGTACTGGTCATTACGCCACAAGAAAGCTTAGAAATTTTTTTGGTGATGCGGCTGACGGCCTAGACAATAGGCCATTAGTTCTTTATTCTGATATTGAGTCTGAAAATTGGGCTTATGATTTTGTAAAAAACATACAGAATCCAGTGATATTTAATCCATGCTGTTCGAAACAGCATGCGGAATCCAGAAATATTCCAGATTCTATTTTGGATCAAATTCTAACAAACATAAGAAATTCTAATTGTACTCCAGTAATATGTCAATCATCGTCTAACAAAAAACATATAGACGGAATAAATGTTTTAGATCTTGATTTAAAAAAATACATATCACTAGTAAGGCGATGCCAAATATACATTGGCGCAAACACAGGAGACGAACATTTGTCCACTGCACTTGGCTGTAAAACAGTAGTCTATCAACCAAAAAATAGTAGTTCATTTTTTAGCCAAGAATGGAACTACTCCCATCCGAATTCGACCTACGTTTTTTGGGACAAATGAACTTTTTAATTTCTACTATAGTAAGAAATAGATCGGCGCACTTAAGCAAGTGGCATTCTCAACTTAAACAAACAGTTGACTCAAATCCACAGCATCGTTTCTTTTTATCTGTCTTTGAAAACGACTCTATTGACTATTCCTTTGATGTACTAAAATCTTTTGATTTCTCTTTTTTTTCTGGAGTGCAAATAGCCAGCGAAAAACTTAATACTCGTTTTTATCCAAGTGTCATTGACGCAGAAAGAGTAAAACTTCTAGCTTTATATAGAAACAGAACTTTAGAAACATCGTTTCTTAGAAATGTCGATTATGTTCTGTCTGTAGAGCCAGATATCAAATACGATATTCAAGATGTCAATAAGATAATTAATAATCACGATTATGATATCTTATCAGCAGCTAGTATTCATTTAGCTGGCGAATTTTATGATTCTTGGGGGACAAGAATGAATTCAAATGTTGAAAAATCAGTTCTAAATCTAGATGGCGGAATACAGCCAGTTTGGTCAACTTACAATTGCTATTGTAAATACAAGGCTAATTTAATTAAACAAGGGGTTGGCTTTTCTGGATTCAATAAAAGGTTAAATAAATTTGATTGTGACACTGCCGTTATTTGCGAGAATTTTAGATCTGAAGGAAGTAATAAAATAGCTGTAGATACGTCAGTTAAAGTTTATCATTCATAATATGAATTGGCCTCTTAATGTAGATAATTTTAATTTTTTTGACAGATTAAAAATCTGCTCTTTCTTTCTGAACAAGAAAAACAGATGGACTCAAGGAGAGCTTGTTCAAAAAATTGAGTCTCAAATGGCAGAATTTGTCGGGGCCAGACATGCTATCTTTTGCTCTAGCGGCTCTACTGCCAACACAATGTTGGCTATGAGTCTTACAGACAGAAACTCAAGAAAAAAACTTGTGGTCTTTCCATCTACAACTTGGACAACATCCGTATCTCCATTTGTCAGAGAAGGTTTTTATCCCGTCTTTATAGATATCAATCTTGATGATTTTTGTTTTGATTACAAAAAGCTAGAAGCTTATGTGTCGGCAAACAAAGAAGATATTGCCTGCATTTTTCCAACAAGCCTACTCGGCTTTGTTCCAGATATCAAGAGGCTAAAAGAAATTAGTTTCAAGTATGATGTTCGTATGATGATGGATAATTGCGAAAATACAATGGGACTTTATGAAGGCAAAAATATATCATCTTTTTTCACTTCCACAACTAGCACGTATTTTGGGCATCAAATACAAAGCGTAGAAGGCGGCTTTGTTTTTACAGACTGTGATTACGAAAAGGACTACTTCTTAATGTTGCGAAATCACGGAATGACTAGATCCGTACAATTTCCACAGCCGTACAATAATCCAGATGTAGATTCTAAATTTGACTTCTATTTACTTGGCAATAACTTTAGAAATTCTGATGTCAATGCCTTTATAGGATCAATTGATCTTGCTAAAGCTGAATCTTATAGGCAGAAAAGAATAAAGCTTTATAAACTGTATAGCGATATGCTGTCGCCGTACAAATACACTTTGCCCAAAGACCACACTAATAGAACTCATGTAGCCTTTTGTCTACCAATTATTTGCAAAAACAAAGAAGCAAAGCGAGTTGCAGAATTAAAGTGTTTAGAAAATGGCATAGAGACAAGGCCGATTATCTCTGGAAATTTGCTCAGGCAAACTTGCTACAAAAAATATGCCGATTACTCTTTATTTGAAAACAGCGAGCTTTTGCATCAAAATGGATTTTATGTCGGGCTTCACGCTAAATTGAAAGAGCAGAATATTCTAGACCTTATCTCAATTTTAAATGATTAACATTTTAGTCGATGAAGGATATGCGTATGATTTTTTAGCTATTCTTGACGTTAAGAACACTAAAAATTTAAAAAATGCTTATGATAATTGGCGTTTGTGTCAAAATGTTTTAGAGTCTCAAGTTGGCAAAGAGCTTCATCAGAAAATATTATCCTCTCAAGAGTATAAAAACTTATATACCGTTAACGAAGAAACATTCGACGCTGTTGAAAAAGCCAGATACGGAACAATAACGGCAAAAGAAGTTGACAATTTAAACATGAAAAGATACTATTGCAAGCTAGATCTTCAAAATAAATTTTTTCCAAGCACGAAGGCATCAGAATCAAAAACATGAAAAAAGTAATTATTACTGGAGTCACTGGTCAAGACGGAAGCCATATGGTGGATTATCTACTTGCCAATACAGACTATTATATTTTTGCTGGCGCAAGGCGTCTCAGCGTATCTAACCACTCCAATATCTCTCATATTAAATCTGATCGCTTCAAACTTATAGATCTTGATTCAACTGATCCAGAAAATATTAATAGCGCCATCTCGTCAATTAAGCCAGATTACTTTATTAATTTTGCTGCCAATTCTTTTGTAGGCACAAGTTGGGAGCTTCCGGTAAATCATATTCAGACCAATACGATGTCTGTTCTTTATCAACTTGAAGCCATTAGAAAATTTGCTCCAAACTGTAGGTATTATAACGCTGGATCTTCAGAAGAGTTTGGTGATGTCGTATCTGTGCCGCAAGATGAAAATCATCCACTTCGTCCAAGAAGTCCATACGGTGCATCAAAAGCCTCTGCTCGCCATATCGTAAAAGTATGGCGCGACTCATATAAAATCTTTGCTATTCAGGGGTGGTTGTTTAATCACGAAGGAACGCGCAGAGGAAGAGAATTTGTAACAAGAAAAATTACATCTGGAATTGCGTCTATTCACTGGGCGCTTAAGAACGGAGAAAGCTTTAAGCCAATCGAACTTGGGAATCTTGACTCAAAGAGAGACTGGAGTGACGCCGAAGATTTCGTCGATGGAGTTTGGAAAATGGTTAATAACCAAGAGCCTAAAGATTATGTTTTGTCTTCTAACGAAACCCACACAGTAAGGGAATTTGTTGAACTGGCTTTTGCGGCTGCTGGAATTGAAGGTCAGTGGCTGGGCAGAAAAGGAACTACAGAGGAAGTATTTTTAGAAAAGGAGTCAAAGAAAATGCTTGTAAAGATTAATCCAGTATTTTTTAGACCAGCAGAAGTTGATATTCTTCTTGGAGATTCTACCTTAGCTAGAAGAGAGCTTGGATGGAAGCCAAAAACTTCATTCCCTGATCTAGTTAAAAAAATGGTAAATAACGATATTGCTCTACATAACAAATGATCAATGAATATGTAGAGTACTGCGTTTTTAATGAGTTCGACACAAGAAGGGTCAATCTTCCAAAAGACCCATCAAACTGCCATTTATTCAAAAATGAAGTTCAATTCAAAATTGAAAACGGTGTCCTTTCTGTAGAAAGAAAGGGTAGCGATATCGATGAGTTTAGACTTGGATTTTTTACAAACTTTACAAATCAAGTGCTAAACTCTAAAGGTTTGCCGAGCCTTAATTTTAAAGCTATAATTTCTTTAGGAGATGGGCCAGAGAATGATTCGACGGAAACCAGACTTTGTTTTGCAAGGGAGCGGCAGAGTCCCCATGTCTGTATTCCAGACGCGCACTTAGTAAAGCTTCTTCACATTTGTCACGACTATCTTCCTTCGTGGGATATTCCTTTTTCTGAAAAGATAAATAAAGCGTGCTTTTTTGGATCAGATACTGGAAGAAAGGCTAAAGACGGCTCAATTCAAAGAATTAGATTCTGCGAGCTTCATAAAGACAGCGACCTCATAGATGCAAAAATTACAGCTTTTGTTCAAGGGCCAATGCACCCTTCTGTTTATGGAAATCCCGTTAGTATTCAGGAGCAATTAAAATATAAGTTTATATTTAATATTAACGGCAACACCACATCTTGGGAAAGGCTGATCTGGGCTATGAACTCAAATTCCATTTGTATTTTTATCAAGCCACCGTCATATCAAAATGAACTATCTTGGTACTATCATATTTTTGATATCTTTCGCCCATTCCCAGAAATCGACGAGTTTGGTGCAGAAAACTTTCTCACCAGTCTAGCCAAGAATAAATATTTGCTAGAAGACATTAAAAATCAGCAAAAAATCTTTGGGAAAACTCTTGCCAACGTGAATCTGCATGCTCAATACTACTCCTCAGTACTGTTAAACTATCATTACCTGTACAATGGATTACTCAAATAAAGTTCAATTAATAGGTGTTTATGGAGACGATATGACCCATGCATGCTCTGCTTGGACATCAACTAGCAGAGAGGTGACGGAAGAAAAGAAGGGTCGAGTTGAAAATCTTCTAAAGATGCTGGCCGACAACGGCCACCATACGCCTTTCGAAAAATCTTCTCTTCACTTTCTGATCGACACCGATATCGCATCCCATATTCATTTGATTAAGCACAGGGTTGGAGTCTCGGTAAATGGTGAATCTGCAAGGTACAAAGAGCTTAAAGAGGATAAATTTTTAGTGCCAAATGATTGGCCTGATAGCTGGAAAGAAATTTTGCAGACTCATACAGAAAGGGGACTGGATCTTTATCACAAGTGTATTAATGATTTAGTTCAGAACCATAAGTTTGATCGAAAGAGGGCCAAGGAATCTGCGAGATTTTTTAGAGGTTATAATACGCAAATTACTGCTGATGTGATGTTTAACTGGCGTTCTTTCTATCACTTTCTAAACCTTAGAAATAAGCCAGACGCCCAGAAGGAGATCCGAGAGCTTGCCGCTGAGATGTTGAGACTTGTGGATGAAACCAATAAGTTTCCACTTACAATCAAGGCTTTTGGTCTAGCTTGATCATAATAGTGTAAACTATTATGTGATAACCCCTGAATTAATCAGCCTGTTTGGCGGGGCCATAACAGGCTTTATATTTAGAATTATTGCGTTAAAAGCAGAGGAAAGCAAGAACCGCTTTGATCGCATGATGAGCGCGATTGATAAGCAGGACGAATCTGCTGACAAAGCGGCAAATAGAGATGCTGATTTTGGCAAGGTAATCAGACGGATGATCGTGATGTCTGTGATATTCTCTATCGTAATATCACCATTTGTGATGGCGATACTCGGAATCCCAACTTACTTAGAGGTGAGTTATCAAGATGGCGGCGGAATGTTTGGTCTACTTGCCGATAAGACTAAAACTGCTTTCGTTGAAATTTCTGGTAATTTGATTACTACTGAGATAAGGCAGTGCCTAATCGCAATTACTGGATTTTATTTCGGTTCTGCCGCAGCAGCAAATAAGTCGTAATCTCTTGACAAGGGTAGCCTGATTTGCTAGGAGTAGTTTGTGAAAGAAAAAATCAATCGACACAAGATTATTAAAAATCTAGTGGATGTTCCAGATCAGGCTCCAAAAGCCTTTTGGCAAAAGGAGATGGTCTTGCTCAAGAAGCTGGAAAAGCGTTTTGGTATTGACTTTTTAAATCAGTTAAAAGTCGAATCAAAGGTTCCAACGGTTGCGTTTTATTTCGCCCCTTGGAAGCTTAAACTGCTTGAAATCGAGTTCAAGGAGTATTACTATAATCACCTTCACAAAGAAGATCTTGCCAGTGAGCAAAAGATTGGCAAAGACGCAAAGGTATCCCGCAAGAAAACAATCAAAGAATTTTTAACATGAGCCGTAAACCAAAAGAAGAAGAAAAGCAAGACGCCGTATCATCCAAGAGTGTTCTTGGCTCCTTTCTAAAGGAAAAGAAGGAAGATCATTATAATTTTGAAGAGGCTGTAAACTATCGAGTTTCCACGGGCTCTTTGAATATGGACATGCAAACTGGCGGCGGTCTCGGACCGGGTTTGCATAGATTCGTAGGCTTTACCGAAGGTGGTAAAACATCTGCATCCCTTGAGGTAATGAAGAACTTCCTCAACACAGTGCCAAACTCAAAAGGCTTTTATATTAAAGCTGAAGGACGGCTCTCAGACGAGATGAGAATTCGCTCTGGCGTAAAGTTCGTGTTTGATGCTGATGAATGGGAGGCTGGAACTTGCTTTGTTTTTGAGTCTAATATCTATGAGACTGTAGTAGATGCGATGCGAAAGCTGATCATGTACAACGAGGAAAAGAACAAGTATATGTTCATTATTGATTCTGTAGATGGGCTTATCGCCAAAAACGATCTAGATAAGACTTTTGAGGAATCAACGAAGGTTGCTGGTGGAGCAGTCATTGCCGCCAATCTTATGAAAAAGATATCTATTGCCCTTACAAAGAGGGGTCATATGGCAATATTTATCTCTCAAGTAAGAAGCGATATCAAGCTTGACCCCTATAGCTCTGCGCCAATTCGTCAAACTTCTGCAACTGGCGGTAACGCCCTACTGCACTTCGCTAACTTTATCTTTGAGTTTGAGCCTCGATTTGAAGGAGACATCATTCTAAAAGATCCTGCAATTAAAAAAGCAGACGCAGTAAAGAATCCAATCATTGGTCACTACTGCAAGATTTATATCAAGAAGAGTCCAAATGAAAAGAGTAAAAATCGCGTTTCTTATCCTATCAAATACGGAAGAAAAGATGGTCGCTCTGTTTGGCTAGAAAAAGAAATCGTTGATATGCTAATGACTTGGGAGCTTGTTTCCCGTTCTGGTGCTTGGTACTATACGTCTGACGAACTGCGAGAGCTTGCCAAAAAGTCAGGTACAGAGCTTCCAGAGAAGTTCCAAGGCGAAAATGCAGTTTTCCAATTCATCGAAAACGACGAAAAGCTCACAAAGACACTTCACAAATACTTTGTGGATATGATCGTTGGCAAAGATGAAATTCAAAACACTTAATGGCAAAGAGCGCTTCCTGCGAAACGCGAGGAAGTATGCTATAAATTGGGAAGCCAAGTCCAAAAGCAATATACAGAGAGCCGTAAAGGAATTTCTTTACCCTTACTGGCATAGGGATATCGTGTTTGAGGAACTCAGAATTGTAGGAACAAGACTGTCATTAGACATTTATAATGCAAATAAAAAGATTGCCGTAGAAGTTCAAGGCAGGCAGCATCAGACATACAACCCATACTTTCACGGCAATGATCGCAGAAACTGGCTTTCCCAGCTAAAAAGGGACGACTTAAAGCTCAATTTCTGCTTGACAAACGGGATAACTCTGGTAGAAATCTACGAGACAGATCCCATCTGCAAAGAAACGTTCGAAAAACAAGGCATCATACTCTGATGAAAAAATCTAACAAGGAACTTCCAGAAGAAGAGAAAGACTTTCTTTTCCCAACAGAACTCGTAGAACAGATCTACGAGCTTTCTGGAAATGCGGAAAGCCACAAAGGAGTTATTCTCTGTGTTCTTTCCCCTAAAGGTGTACCGCAAATTTATTCAAGATACGACTCTATCGTTACTTCTCTTGGTATGCAAAAAGCCCTTGACAAGTGGCTTGATCAAGAAGAAGAAAAGCTAGATACAAGTGGCGAAGAATAAAAATGCTTTACTCACTAGAAGTTGAGCGCCAGTTTTTAGCTGGCCTAATTCAGCATTCTGAAGCATACGCAGAGATCTGCGACTTTATTTCAGAAGCCGATTTCTATTCTGATGATACAGTTGTTCACAAGACAATTTACCATATTATTAGAAAATGCATTGAGGCTAATGAAAAGGTCGATGAGATAATTATTGCCCAAAGAATCAAAGAGATAGGAATCTCTTTCAAAGATAATATTGATATCTTTGATTATCTCAGGTCTCTCGCTATTAGAAAGACAAACAAGAATACCGCCGTTTCTGCTGCCAAAGAAATAAAAAGATATTCTATCAGAAGAGCAATCCACTCTTCTGCTTTGGATGTGGCGGATAAGATGAAGAAGATCGCGCCAGACTCTTCTTATCAAAAAATTATTGAAGAAGCTGATGGAGCTTTTAATAAAATAATTAATATTTACGAAAACAATGAAGAAAAACCTATCAATATCTTCGATGAGATGGAAAGTGTCATCGAGGAGCGAGGAAACAGTCCAATCACTGAGTTTGGATTTATGGGTCCGTTTCCAACCGTTAATAAGATTTACGGTTCACTTCTCCGACCAGGCAATATTACCGTCATTGTCGCTAGGTCTGGCGTAGGCAAGACCCTTCTTGCCCTTAATTATACTACAAAGGTTTCGTCGCAGTATGATGTGCCAGTTCTCCATTTCGACAATGGAGAGATGAGCAAGGAAGAGGTTATTATGCGCCAATGCGCTGCATTGAGCCATGTTCCTATGCACTTGCTGGAGACAGGGCTTTGGCGTAAAGCTGGTGAGGATGTGGTTCAAAGAGTTCGCTCAACTTGGGCTAAGATTAAGAATCTTAAGTTTTATTATTATAATGTCGGTGGTATGACTACCGATCAAATGATTAACAATCTTAAGCGTTTTTATTATTCAAAGATTGGCAGGGGCAATCCATTGATCTTTAGCTTTGATTACATCAAGCCTTCCGCAGACGCTGAGAGCGGAAAGCCAGAATGGCAAGTCATTGGCGATATGTTAAATAGATTTAAAAAGACTATTCAGCGAGATATCGTTCAAGATCAAAAGCCGATGATCACGATGTTCACTTCTATTCAATCAAATAGAAGCGGAATCACCACAAACCGAAATTCCGACGCGATCAATGATGATGAGGGCATCGTCTCTATGTCAGATAGAATTACGCATTATTGCTCGCATATGGCTATCCTGCGGCCCAAAACCGCAGACGAGCGCCAAGAAGAAGGCGTGACATTTGGCTCCCACAAGCTTATCTTCGTCAAGAATCGCTTTCTGGGATCAGATGTGGCTGGGGCTGTCGAACTTGTCAGAATGCAAGACGGAACCTTGAAGAAGAACTTTATCAATCTTCAGTTTGAAAACTTTGACATTAATGAGCGTGGAGACCTAAGAGATATCGTTAATCAGGCTGATACTGGAGGAACAACACTACAACGCGCAAATGAGCAGGATGATGTCCCAGACTTCAACAATTGATCCAACTATCCTAAAGTCTTCTCTTGAGTCTTTGGGCTATCAATTGAAAGATTATGGCAGCTACTGGCGAACCAGAGCTATTTATCGCGGAGGAGACAACTCTACCGCTTTAAAGATATATAAAAATAGTGGAGTCTGGACGGATTTTGCAGAGACAAGTTCAAGGAGCTATCCTTTTCAGAGGCTTGTTGAGCTTACTCTTGACACCAAGGATTCACACATTGTAAATAAATATGTAAAATTTGACCCACAGAATATCATTCATGTAGAGGTCAGAGAAAAGATCGAAATGGAAAAGATATACCCAGAAGAGTTATTAAATAATCTTTTACCCGAGCTTTCTTTTTACAAGAAGAAAGGAATCAGTGATGATACCCTAAATTTTTATAAGTGTGGATATGCTACTTCTGGACAGCTTTTCCGCCGCATAGTTTTTCCGATCTACAATCAGTTTGGTCAGATTCACGGCTTTTCTGGGAGAGCGGTCTTTTGGGATAAGAGTTCAGAGTATCCCAAATGGAAGCACGTAGGCAAGCGCGCGGATTGGGTTTATCCATTATACATCAAAAGAAATGGGCATGAAGAAATCAGAGAAGGAATAGAGAAAACAAAAACTGTCATTGTCGTAGAAAGCGTTGGTGATAGTATGGCGCTTTTTGAGCGCGGCTTCAAAAACACAATTGTCACTTTTGGCCTTGGAGTTTCATCAAAGATTTGTTCCGCTCTTGTTGCCCTTGACCCAGATAAGATTATTATCGCCTCAAACAATGACCACGAAGGCGATATCAACCATGGGTTAATTTCTGCTTGCAAAAGCTATCTTCAATTGCGGTCTATTTTTGATCCAGTTAAGCTTGAAATTAGACTTCCCGTTAAGAATGATTTTTTTGATATGCATGCTTCTGAGCTTGAAGGCGAAACTGGTCTTTTTGCCGAATGGGTGGACAAGCGAGTAAACCCAAAGCTTCAAGCTGAAAGCATCTACAAAATCGCAGTAGAAAATAAGTTCTCTGAAACTCTGATTCAGAGGGCTTCTAAACTCCTAGAAGAACTTGTCTGACGTTAAACATACCGCTCTTTCTGCCAGTAGAATAAAGACCTTGGAAAAATGCAGTTGGTCTTACTGGTGCAATTATGTTTTAAAACTTCCTGAGAAGAGTAATGACGGCGCCAATAGAGGCAACGTCGTTCACTTTGTTTTAGACGTTTTGGCGAAAGCTAAAAGAAAGCCTTATGTAAAGACTATCTTAAAAGAAAAAGATGTCTTTGTGATTCCTTCCGTTCGAAAGCTTATGCTTAGACACGCTAGAGATCACGGTGTTTCAGATCCAGAGAATCTTGATCTGATTAAGCAGATGACCCTTACTGCTTTGGAGTATGACTTTTGGGGAGACTCAAACTTAAAGCCTGTAAAGGATATCGGGGAAAGAGATTTCGACATTACGGTCAATAAGGGTAAAAAGAAATATAGAATCAAGGGGTTCATCGACAGGCAATTTATTTACGAAGACTTCACTTCTGTTGTCCGAGACTACAAAACTAGCAAAGCGGTCTTTGCTGGAAAGGACGCCGAGGATAATTTGCAGCACTTGATGTATACTCTTGCGGCTAAAAAGCTAGATCCAGAACATGAAGTTTCGATGGAGTTCCTGTTTTTAAAATTCTCGTTGAAAGACAAAACAAAGTCTGGAGGGCTTTTAAAGATGGGCTCTTTATCAAAGAAAGATTTGAGTGACTTTGAAAATCATCTTACAGAAGTACAAAAAGTTGTAGATAACTTTACTGAAGTGGACGCATATTCAAATTTTGCTGCTGACAAGCCCATGCCCTCAGATGGTTCATTCAGCGGCAAGCTTTCTTGTGGCTTTGCCAAGTATAAAGGCCAACTGAAAAAAGACGGCAACCCAATGTGGCACTGTCCTTATAAGTTTGGTTTTAACTACTATGCCTTGAGAGACAAGGATAATAAAATAATTAAAACCTTTCTTGAAGAAAACAAGGACGAAGCTTTTAAGTTAGCTAAGGAAGAAGAAAAAGTTACCAAAGAAACGTATCTTGGGTGTCCAAAGCACTTGACATCCTAGCCATCCTTGGTAGGATAGTGGTATGATTCCACTATTCAAGTCCCACTTTTCCATAGGGAAAAGCATTCTGACTCTTGCGGAACCAGAGAAGCAAAAGAAAGATGGGCCAGACAGCATCATATCAATAGCCCTAGACAATGGGCTAAAAGACCTCTACCTTGTAGAAGACTCTTTAACTGGATTCTTGACTGCTTTTAAGATTTGCCAAAAGCATGATCTAAATCTTAGATTTGGCCTTAGAGTAAGTATTTGCAATGACTACCAATCGATTGAAACTTCGAAAAGCAAACTAGTACTTTTTGCCTTGAATGACCAAGGCTTTAAGGAGATTAATAAAATCTATACATTTGCCCATACAAAAAATGATGGTGTCATTTCAAATGACGATCTAGTTTCTAAACTAACTCAGAATATTTTTGTCTGTGTGCCGTTTTACGATTCTTATGTTTGGAATAATTATCATTATTTTAATAATTGTGCTCCTTTTTTTCTTGACAGCATTGACCATGCTTATCTTGCGGAAAATAATAAACTTCCTTTTGACGACATTATTTCGAAAGTAATCAAGTCTAAGGGCAAGCAAGTTATTGAAGCTAAATCAATATATTACAAGAATAGGGAAGATTATGAGGCTTGGATCACATATAAAATTGCTTGCAGCGGAACAATGGGCAGAAGCCGTACCTTATCAGCGCCAGACTTATCTGATTGCGGCAGCAAAGAGTTTTCATTCCAATCTTGGAAGGAGGCATCATGAACGATCTTTTAAGGCAGAAAATTAATCAGAAGTACGTTGTATTTGATACTGAAACCGAGGGACTGTCTCTAACCGATTCTCGCCCTTGGCAGCTTTCTTGGATTGTCTGCAAAGGAGAAGACATCGTTGAACAATACGATGAGTTTATTCACTACCCCGATCTAAATGTTTCTGCTGACGCAGCAAGAATTACAGGCTTTAACCATGGCAGTTATCTAGCTAAAGCCAAGCCTCCGCTGGATGTTTGGAAGATGTTTTCTAAGTTTTTGTATGACGAGAACTATATTCTTGTCGGTCAGAATATCTTGAATTACGACATTTATATTTTGAACACGATGATGCGGACTATTGGAATCCAGAACAACTGGAGCTTCTTACCGAGAATGCTAGATACAAGAGCATTGGCTACCGCAATGTTTAAAGATATTAAATATTCTGGAGATAGGCTTTCATGGCAAATGAAGCTTATGCACTTTAGAGAAAAGGGGCTAAAGACTAATCAGGCATTTCTTTTGAAACATTTTGGTATTGACCATGATCCTTCAAAGCTTCACAATGCCTTGTACGACATCACAATGAATTATAAGATTTTCCGTAAGCTGATTATGGGGGTGGAAGTATGAAAGCTTTCCAAGAATCGTTTGGAAAATACAAGAACCCAGTACCTCCTGGCGTTCGTCTTCCAGAAATTAAGATCGATGGAAGATATTATGCATCTCTTGGTATTGACCCAACCGTTTCAAACTTTGAATTTTTACGGCAGCTTTGCCTCAAGGCTGTCAAAACAAAAGGTATAGATAAACTACAAAACAAGAAAGATTATTATGAGCGAGCTAAATATGAACTGGCAATCTTTGAAGAGCTTGGTTTCGTCGATTATGTTCTGCTTAATTGGGACATTCTTAATTATGCTCATGAGCACAATATTCCTACTGGTTATGGTCGTGGGTCTGCGGCTGGCTCTCTGGTTCTTTTTTTGATTGGTGTTACTAATGTAGATCCAATCAAGAACGGGCTCTTCTTTGAGCGATTCGTTTCGAAGAGTCGTGCTAAAAAAATTGTCGTCGAGGGAATCACCTACCTCGACGGCTCTTTGATGCCTGACGTTGACAATGATATTGAGTTCTCAAAACGTCAGGAAGTTATTAATTATATTAAAACAAAGTATCAAGGTAAGACTTGTAAGATTCTTACTATGAATACTTTAACTGGCAAACTCTGTATTAAAGAATGCGGCAAGATTGTTGCCGAAATGACAGAGGATGAAGTCAATGCGGTAAGCGACGTTATCCCAAAACAATTCGGTAAAGTCTTCGCGCTGAAAGACGCTTATGATGAAAGTGAGCAGTTCAAGGCTTTCTGCGACAAGAATCCAAAGGTATTTAAAATTGCAAAAAAGATTGAGGCTCTAAATAAAAATACAGGAGTTCACCCATCAGGTATCTCCATCTCTTATTATGACAACGAAGAGATTATGCCGCTACAAAAGACTGGTGATGGAGAAATCGTATCGGCTTACGATATGAATAATGTCTCCGAAATTACTGTTAAGTTTGATATTCTTGGACTGAGAACACTTACAGTAGTTTTCGATACCTGTCAGCGTCTTGGCTTGGACTTTAAGAATCTAGACTTCGACAACTCTTCTACCTACAAGTTCCTTCAAGACTTGTCTAATCCAAAGGGACTGTTTCAGATCGAAGCCAATACCAACTTTCATGTTTGCAAAAAGGTGAAGCCGCGCAATATGCTTGAGCTTGCTTGCGTGCTTTCACTTGCGCGACCCGGTGCGTTGGACTTCTTGGATCAATATGCCACCTATGTTAGAACAGGAGAATTCCAATCAGTTCATCCTTTCTTTGACGATATCCTTAGTGTGACTGGGGGAATCCCGATCTTCCAAGAGCAGTTGATGAAGATGATTGTTAAGGTGGGATTTACGCTAGACGAAGCTGAAACAGTTCGTCGCATTATCGGCAAAAAGAAAGTTAGTGAAATGCCAGCTTGGCAGCAGAAGATCAGAGAAAAGATCGCGCAAAATAATCTTGATCCAGCTATCGCTGACGTTCTTTGGAAAGTTGCTGAAGATAGTGCGAACTATTCTTTTAATGCTTCTCATGCATTTAGTTATGCAACTCTAAGCGCATTAACTACTTACCTTAAATTCAATCACCCTAAAGAGTTCTTTTTGGCTCTGCTTAGATCATCTAGACACGAACCAAATCCGCACGAAGAGATCGAGTCGATTTCTCAAGAGCTTAGTTTTTTTGACATTCGGCTTCTTCCTCCTGACTTATCTAAGTCCAAGGCTGATTTTGAAATCCAAGGAAATGATATCCGATTTGGACTTAATGCAATCAAAGGAGTATCAGACAAAGTCCTTTGCAATCTGCTTGAGTTCAGAGATGTTGAGTTTTCAAATAAGATTGACTGCTTCGATGCAGCCAAAGAGGCGGGGGTAAATATCGGTGTCCTATCATCTTTGATTCAAGCTGGAACGCTTTCGAGCTTCAGCGAAAGACGATGCAGGCTCGTCCTTGAGGCTCAGACATACAATATTCTTACCGATAGAGAAAAAAGAAACGTAAAGCTTTTGGCTCCAAAGTATAACTTTGACGTTCTTAATACGATAGCCGAAACAGTAAAAAGTAAAACCGTTGGAGACGATGGGAAGATCTTTATGAAAGATTCTCGTTATGAGACTTTCAAAAACAAGTATCAGTCGTATAAAAAAATCTACGATATGAATAAGCAATATGAAAAGTTTGCTAACTGGTTTTTTGAACGTCAGCTTCTTGGATACAGCTATACCCATAAGCTCAAGGAGGTGTTCTCAGAAGATGATTCTGATCGGCTTTCCACAACATACGAAGCTTCTCAAGTAGACATTCGTCAGAATGTTAAAATGGTTGGCGTAGTCAAAGAAGCTCGAAAGAAAGTCAGCCGTGCCGGTCGCCCTTATTTATTTGTTAAAATATCAGATGAATATGGCGAAATGGTTTGCCGACTTACAGACGGAGGTAGAGACGACAAGTTTACAATGTATTATGAAGGCGGTGGCAAGACTCCAAAAGAGGATGACATCGTAATTGTTTATGGATCAAAAGCAGAGGATTCTATTTTCTTAAATGGCTTGACAATCCTAAGCGAAAAGATTTACACAAGGATGTCACAAGTAGAATCTTAAGTGTAAAATGAATAAAGTGCAAGATATTAACTTTACTCCTAGAGTTAAGAGGGCATTGGATGTAGCCAAGCAGAGATGCTTGGAAAACAACTGGCATGAAATTACTGATGAATTTTTATTGCATGCCATTCTCTTTTCGGAGTCAATGATAGTAAACCTTGCATTTCAAAGCGTTAAGATTGAAATAAAAGATGTAGTTCTTGCTCTTTCCAAGACTTTACCTACTGGCAAAAAGAAAGTCAGCGAGAAAAACGTTAACTTTAGCTCCTCTGCAAAATTAATCGTTGATAATTCATATAAAATTTCTCAAAGCTTTAAGCAAAATTATACTGGAGTAGAGCATTTATTCCTTTCGATTCTTAGGCATTCGCCTAGCGTTACCAAGTTCTTTAAGAAGCATGGCCTTGATATTGCTTTCTTTGCCGATAAAGTAGAAAAAGAATGTAAGCATTTATCTAATCCAGTAAAAAAGCCTATCGAATCACAACAATCCAAATCGCAGGATTCGCTGTCGGAGTTCTGTGAAGACTTTAACGAAAAGGCTTTAGCTGGAGAGTTTGACCATATCTCTTTTAGAGAAAAAGAAGTAGCTCAACTTTCAGAAGTTCTTTGCCGCAAACAGAAGAGAAATCCAATCCTTATTGGACATCCAGGTGTCGGCAAGAGCGCTGTTGTTGGACTCATCGCTAAAAAGATCATTAGCTGCCAATGCACAGAGTTTCTTCTTAATAAGAAGATTATCAGCGTTAATCTAAGCGCTCTTATTGCTGGAACAAAGCTTAGAGGAGAATTTGAAGAGCGTTTGACTAAAGTAATGGAACAGATAAAAAAGATTGGCAATGTTATTGTGTTTATCGATGAGGTGCATAACTTGATAGGTCTTGGCAACGATGCTGGTTCAATGGATGGTGCCAATATCTTAAAGTCTTATCTTACTTGCGAAGACATGTCTTTTATTGGCGCTACTACTGAAAAAGAATACGAGGCTTATTTTGCTAAAGATGCTGCTATGAATCGTCGCTTTGAGCCCGTATTTATCAAAGAACCTAATAAAGAGCAGACTCTTGATATCCTTAAGAACTTAAAGGGTTACTATGAATCATTCCACATGATTCTTTATCCAGATAGCGTTCTTGTAGATATCGTTAATGTATGCGACAAATATATCACAAGCAAATATTTTCCAGATAAGGCTATTGATCTAATGGATCAGGTTGGCGCGAAAGTTAAAATTAAAGCTTTTGCCCGCCCTCAAGAGATTAAAAACATGGAAAAGTTAATCTTGGAGTTTGAGAAGATTGCTCCAGACGATATCAAGGAAGAGCATCTCGATGACATCATTGAAGACTATCAAAAGAAATACGATGCTTGGGCAGAGGTAATAAAGAATAAAAAAGAAAAGGCCAGAACAAAAGACGTTTACCAAGCGCTGTCTGATAAGATTGGCAAGGTTGTTGATATGGAGTCCGAGAACTCTGGCATCAAGAATATTTACTCCAATCTCAAAAAGCATGTCTTTGGTCAAGATGATGTAGTAAAAAAGATATCAGACTGCATCCTGCGTAGTTCTTTTGGTCTAGCTAAAAATTCTCGTCCGCTTGGAAACTTTATGTTTATCGGGCCAACGGGTTCTGGCAAAACACACTTAGCTAAGATGCTGGCAAAAGAAGCGTTTGGCTCAGACTCTAATCTCTGTATTGTTGATATGTCAGAGTTTATGGAAAGCCATGCAGTCTCTAAATTGATCGGAGCGCCTCCAGGTTATGTCGGGCACAAAGAGCCTAGTATATTTTTTACACAGCTACAAAAGCACCCATCTACCGTGTTCCTGTTCGACGAAATAGAAAAGGCGCACCCAGATGTAGTCAATATTCTGCTTCAAATTATGGATCGTGGAGAGCTTACTGATTCAGTAGGCAATAAGCTGAATTTTAAAAACTCTATTGTCATCATGACTGGGAATGTTGGTTTTCAGATTAACGACAATAAAAGAATGGGTTTTGGAGCAATATCGAATCCAAAGCCAACCAAGGATAGCATCATGGATAGCCTAAAGAAATTCTTTAGGCCAGAGTTTTTAGCTAGGCTAAATGAAGTTGTTATTTTTCAAGAGCTTTCCACAGAAAGCTTGATTAAAGTTATCGAAACAGAATTGGACTTTATCAAGACATCTTTGGCGAACAATGGAACAACCATTTCCTTCTCTTCAGAAATTATTGATTATGTTATAGATAAGACCAAAGATTCTAATTCTGGCGCTAGAAAAGTAGTATTTTTTATAGAGAACGAACTGAAGACTAAAATAGTTGATGTTTTATCCACTGCCAAGTATAATCAAATTAAAGTCTCCGTTAAAAACGGGGAAATACAAGTAGATGGAAAAACAAAAAAACTTCTTGCAACATGCGATAAAAAATAACTCAATTCTTCCAATTGAAGATGAAATGCTTGCTCATGTATGTCGCGGAATAAAAGAAAAGACCTCTAAAGACGTATCCTCCAAGCAAAAGCTTGAGAGTGAAATAATGTCGGATACTTATTTGCTTATGATTGAAAAGCTTCCTTACTATTTAAAAATAAACCTTTCTCCAGAAGTTCCTAACTTTTGGAAAGAGCTTTGTTCCGGTGATTTTGACTTTCATCCTAAAATAATAGATTATTCTTTTGATGAAGAGTTTAAGTATTTTTGCTATGAAGTTCCAATTGGCATTTTAGCTAGGGACATATCAAACTATCCACTTCACCCAAGCCTTAATCTGCAAAAGGCTTTTTCTGATTTACTGAAAAAAACTCATGGCACAAAGATTAAAAACGATGACGAGACTGTAGGTATATTTAATTCATTTCTTCCATTAGAGTCTCTATCTATTTATAATACATTCCCTGTAGTTGAGTTATTTTCTACATTACGCCTATTATTTAAACAGACATACCAATTCAATCCTGAGCTTCTTGGTCTTTGCCATTTTGATATATCCTTAGATAACTTAATTTTGTCTAAGAAACAATTTAAATTAATCAATTTTGAATACGCAGGAAATGCTAATATTTATTTAGATCTTTTGTTGGCTAAAGATAATTTAAATGTCTCCGAAGAAACTTTTGATAGCTTCTTAAAACAGCATGGGTTATATAGGTCAGATTACAGAGATTATGTAGATGCTTCGTATATATTTAATTTTGCCTATTTTAATAGTAAGATTGTTTCAGAATATATGACTTTCGGAACAAGCAATCCAATCAAACTTAAAGATTGGATCAATAGATCTAGCTTTTATTATGAAAAGCTCGCTCCAAAGCTTTTTGTTTCAAAAACTATTGACAAAAAGATACGTCATTTATATTATCTTTGGAAATAAGGAAACTTATGGCAAAAACAAATAACACTGCACTCAACGTAATCCGAAATAGCGCTGGTCGCTACTTTGGTCTTGAAACCAAGAATGAAACTATTAATGCCCGCTACATTGGCGAATCAATCGCAACTATTGTTGTAGAGGATCGTAATGCTGGCGAGGTTCGACGAATCGCAAAGTCGAGCATTACTTCTGTTTCGTTCAAGGGTCGCACTTATACTACAAAGCGCTAACTCCTTGTAGGATAAAGACTTCAACCCACAGGAAACTGTGGGTTTTATTTTTGTGTAAATACATAGTACCGCACAAAATTTATGAAGTTTTTATCTTATTTATTTTTTTGGGTGGCTTTCTCACTATCAGTTTTAGCTCAAGATAAAATTGTTTACAAGCAAACTGATCATACAATTTCGGTTGCCGACGAAGATGTCATGATCACGTTTACTGATGTGAAGTCTAAAGATATTACTGTATACATAGCTCCTCCGACCGGAAGAATCCAATTTGGAATCGGTGATAAAATTTATTTTTCTGCGCTCACTGACAAAACAATAAAAATATCTGCCATAAGAGGCGCAACTTTAATCAGCCCAGATAATTCATTTACTGTAGCAGGCTACGGATCTCAATGGCAGTTATTGCATTTAGGCAAGAATGTATGGCTTGCCTCTGGTGATTTATATAGTTTAGAAGTCGATGCTTATCTGAATCAAGATATTACGCTTAGAGCCAGAGTTGACTCGCAGGCTACGGGACCGTTTACATTTATTTGGCGAAAGAACCAAACTATTATACGGAACGCAATAGGCCCAACTTTAAAGCTAGAAAGACTGAAGCTCTCAGACGCTGGAATATATACCGTTACCGTATCCAATTCTGCTGGGGTTGTATCTAGCGAAGGCATGCAGCTTATTGTGCGTTGATTGCAGTTTATTTTAGTGTAAATGTATTATATGCCACTACCAACACCAAAAAAGAATCAAGAAGAGGATGATTTCATTGCCTCTTGCATGGGCTCAGAGACAATGAACAAAGAGTATCCAAATCAAAAGCAAAGAGCCGCAATTTGTTATTCTCAATACAAAAGAAAGAAGAAGAAGTCAGAAGGCTCAATGGAGGAGAAAACAGAGTGGAAAGAAGAGGATGTTTCTAGAGTAATTATAGAGTAATAAATAGTTTAAAAGATAAAGGGCGCATTTATCATCCTAAAACGATGATTTATGCGCCTTAATTTTTATAAACCAAATAGATCGAATACAGGTACAGCCGTATCTTTTAATACGGTAGACAAGAAGGAAGAAAAGGGTATAGATCTCTATGTCAGCTTTATCAAGCAAGCTGGCTGGAACGATCAGACAAAGAAAGGTTCTTTTAGCGAGAACGCAAAGAACCCAGAGAAGACGGCTTCTCTAAAATTTAACGAAGCTGAGGCAGCTTCTATTATCCGAGCAGTTCGTCTTGGATCGAAGTTTTCGACTGTTCACGCTTTTCAAGGCTCCACTACATCTATTATGTTTGGGCCTTATCAAAAGAAGAATGGCGACGCTGCGCTTTCTTTTTCTATTAAGAAAGGTGAGCAATCATTTCTTATTGGTTTTGAACTTGGAGAAGGTGAGCTTATCGCCCAGTATCTAGAGAACTATCTCCGTAAGTCGTTCGACCTTTCTGAATGAAAAAGACTGTAGTTTTCCATAGCAATCACAGCCGAATGTTTACAGGATTCGGTAAGAATGCTAAAAATGTTCTCAGGTATCTTTATAAAACTGGCAAGTATAATATCATTGAATTTGCCAACTCAAAGACTAAGAATGCAGAAGATCTAAAGACGCTTCCTTGGCAGGCGTTTGGAACTCTTCCAGAGCAGGGAAAGCTACAGGCTCTTGCCTCTGATCAAACAAAGATCAGAATGGCTAGTTATGGGGTAATTGAAATTGACGAACTTATCAAAGAGGCAAAGCCAGATTTCTATATTGGTACAGAAGATATCTGGGCTGTTTCTCCTTTAGTAGAAAAGAAATGGTGGAATGAAAACTGCATGATCTGGACTACTCTTGATTCTTTGCCAATCTATCCAGACGCTCTTAAAATTATACCCAAAGTAAAACATTATTATGCTTGGAGCGCTTTTGTCGAAAAAGAGGTCAAGAGACTCGGATATCCAGAAGGTTCTATAAAGACATTAAGAGGAGCAACGGAAACCTCATGCTTCTTTCGTCACAAAGACGAACAAAGAAAACTGCTAAGAAAAGAGTTTGGCTTGACTGATGAGTTTATTATTGGTTTTGTTTTTAGAAATCAGCTAAGAAAAAGCGTTCCAAATTTAATGCAGGGCTTTAAGATTTTTAAAGATAAAAACCCAAAGCTCAAACCAAAACTTCTTTTACATACTCACTGGTCAGAAGGCTGGGACATTCAAAGGCTAATTAAAGATAATGGACTTGAGAACTCTGATGTCCTGACCACTTACTTCTGTAAGAAATGCAGACAGTACGATATTAAACCTTTTTGCGGTCAAAAAATCGCATGCAGACTTTGTGATGGCAAAGATACGGTGGAGACGACAAATATCCACAATGGCGTAAGTGAAGAGCAGCTTAACGAAGTTTATAATTTGATGGACGTTTACTGCCACCCATTTACTAGTGGTGGGCAGGAAATTCCAGTAACAGAAGCAAAACTTACCGAATTAATTACTCTCGTTACCAACTATTCTTGTGGAGAAGATTTTTGCACTGATGAAAGCGGCGGGATGCCCCTTTCTTGGAAGCCGTATTATGAACCTGGTACAAACTTTATTAAAGCAACTACGCTGCCAGAATCCATCGCAGACAAATTGGAAAGAGTCGCTTTTATGCCAATTTCCAAGCGCAATGAAATCGGTAAAAAGGGAAGGCAGTTTGTTTTAGACAATCTTTCTGCCGAAGTCATTGGCAGACAAATAGAGAAAATTATAGACGAAGCCTCTTCCGTTTCATGGAATTACTCTTCTTCGTTTGAGCTAAGAGATCCCAATTATCAGCCCATTGATTGTAGTAATGATACGGATTGGATTATAGATCTTTATAAAAATATTTTAAAGGTATCTGTCGATTCTGAAGATGGAGTCGTAAAAGGATGGGTCAATCAAATTAAAAACGGAACATCTAGAGATAATGTTTTAAATTATTTTAAGCAAGTTGCAGTAAAAGAAAACCAAGAAAATATTCGGGTTGAATTATCCGACCTTCTGGATAAAGATGATAAAGGAAGAAGAATTTTATTTGCCATTCCACAAAGCGCAGGAGACGTTTTTCTTTGCACTTCCTTGCTTCCATCTATTAAGAAGAGTTATCCAAATCACAACATATACTTTTCAACAAAGCCGGAGTTTTTTGAAATTCTAGACTGCAATCCTTACATTCATAAAAAGATTGTATTCAGCCCATTTATGGAAAATCTTTTGACTATGGAAGGTCATGCTGGTGGAGAGGGCTATTTTGATATTGCGTTCCTTCCACATATAGGAACTCAAAAGATTTTTGATTACCAACATAACGGCAAAGATATTATTCAATTCGATACAAAAGCTTAATATGCATATTTTAGATAGATACGCTTTGTCTTGTGGAGTTAAAATTGACAAACCGTTTATAAATCCACACTATTATCCAGTAACGCTAGACAAATATGTAGCATTTCAAACCAGCGGCAAAGGCAATTCTCGGCAGTACGACTATTGGCATAAGGTATTTTCTTTTATAAAAGAGTATGCCCCAGAATATAAAATAGTACATATTGGGATTCCTTCTGACCAGTCCGTTTATGGGGTAGATCTAGATTTAAAAGGAAAGACCTCGATTAATCAGTTAGCATACATTATTAAAAATTCATCAATCTATCTTGGTGTAGATAGTCTTTCTGTTCATTTGGCTAGCGCTAGCAATAAAAAAATTGTCGCCCTCTACTCTTATTGCTACGCTCAAAACTGTAGTCCAGTTTGGGGAGATGAAAAAGATCATTCGCTTTTAGAAGTTGACTGGGTTAAGTATGGTAAACCTTCATTTTCGCTAAACGAAAGTGATAAAAAAATTAACAAAATCAATCCAGAGACTATCGCCAAAGCAGTCTTGGATCAATTAGATGTTTCCAATGATCTTGATAAAATTCAGACCGTTCACATTGGCAAATCATTTCATAATCCAACTATTGAAATAATTCCTGACGATGGCCCGATTCCAGTCATCATCAAAGAAAAAGTTTGTAATGTAAGACTGGACTATCTTTTTAACGAAAAGAAGCTTTTACAATTAGCTTCAGTTGCTTTTTTGAATATCATTTCAAAAAAAATGATCGATTTGAGCATTTTAAATACGATTAAATCAAAAATTTCTGGGATTACTTTGATAGTAGATCAATCATTTGATCTGATTTATCTTAAATCCGTAAGAGATCTTGGGGTTAAATTGACTTTGACCGCTCCAAATGACGCTAACTGGGGAAACTTGGCGGAAAAATTCTTTGACTTTGGTCTGGAAAAAGAAGAGGTCGTTACGAAAGAAAGCGTGAAAGGTTCAGATAAGTTGGACGAACAGTGGATTTTTTCATCAGAAAAAATTATAATTTCAAATGGAAAAATTTTTGCCAGCAAAGCAAGTTGGAAAAATAACCAACCAAAGCTTGACAAGTTCTCGAAAGTCGTGGACACTCCTGACTTCTGGGAAGAATCAGAACATTTTCACATATTAAAAGATGAACGACCAAACTGGAACAGCGCAAAAGCCACACTCTCTCCGTGACGAGAAGGGTTTAATCAAGAACGTTAATTATATTTTTAAAAAGGATGGGACTGTGGATTGGCGCGCAATGGTCAATCCAGCCCACCTTTACCCAAACAAAGACTGGTTTGCTCGTAGAAATATGGCAGTACCAGAAACTTCTGATGGTCTCCGAGATGACCAGCTTTTGATTAAGCTGGCTGGAATTAAAGAGGTGGCAAAGCTTCGCGGATTCAATAGGGTAAGCTTTAACTTTCCAAAGCTTGAAAATGATTATGTCGTGGCAACTTGCCAAGTTGATTGGATCGAGAATTTTGAAACATCGTTTGATCCAAATGCATTCAATATGATCGCTTCAATGGATGTGGCAAATGCTACATTTGAAAATACCGATGGATTTGGTCAAAAATTTCTAGAGACAATCGCCGCGAATCGAGCTTTTGTTCGCACGGTTCGCAATTACCTTAGCATTCATATCGTTGGCGAAGATGAGATCGCCAAAGGAAATGGAGCCAAGATGTCTGCTGCTAGCGAAGGCTCTGCGGATGTTTCGCCTCAAGGTATTCTTTCCAAGAAGTTCGCTGATTCTTCCCATTGCCACTCTGGAGCAGAATGGCCTGACTTCAAGGAGTGGCTTAGAGAGCTTTGGAAGTCAGAAACCTACAGAAACGAAGAGGCTAAAAATTGGAAGTCTTGGACTGATATTCCCGCAAAAGATGCTCGTACTCTACTGAAGTTTGTAAAGTAAACTTATGACCAGAAGAATTACTAGCGGATCTGAGCTTCGTAAGATCTTGGACGAAATGGAAAATGGAGGCTTGGTAGAAAAGCTTCGCGCTAAACAAAAGCATGTAGCTGGAGACTGGGATATTAAACATTTAAAAGATCAGTTAATCCAGCTTGTTTTAGTTTTTAAACAAAATGCAGTTGTTTTTGTTCACTTTGAGAATAACAAAAAGCCGGTATCTATTTTTGCTGGAATGGTTACAGAAGATTGGGCCTGCGGCAAATTGGGTCTTAATGAAATTCTCTGGGTCAGTATTGACAAAACTAGACTTGGTGGGGTAAAAGTTCTTCAAGCCGTTGAAAGCGTAATCAAAGAATTAAATATAGATTTTCTATCTTCTAATTATATTTGCAACGGTGGAGATCCAAGAGTGCAAGCTTTTTATTTAAATAATGGGTTTAGATTGGATACACTTACTTTTGTAAAGAATTACAAATAATTCCTAACCCAATTTTTTTCCTTTTTAGGCTTTACTAAAACTGTAAAGCCTTTTACCTTATTTTACTTTTATGAAAAAAACAATGTCTGTTAAGAAGAGAAGCGGAGAAGTCGTAAAGTTCGATGCTGACAAGATTAATAAAGTCTTGGCTTGGGCTTGCGAAGACATTCCAGACACCTCCTTTGAGGAGGTTGCGATGAACGCCAATCTTTCATTCTTTGACGGTATTTCTTCAAAGGATATCCACAATACCCTTATTGAAGCTGCCGCAGGCTTGATTTCGGAAGAAAAGCCTCAATATCAATACGTTGCGTCTAAACTTCTTAACTTTCAGCTTAGAAAGGAAGTTTGGGGAGGCAAGAACGCCCCAAAGCTCATTGATTTTGTCAAGGAGAATATCAAGCTAAAGGTTTACGATCCAGATATTTTAAATTGGTATGACGAGCGCGAATTTCACAAGCTCGATGAGTTCCTGCGCCATAACAATGATTTTAATTTCACCTATGCTGGTATTAAGCAGCTTTGTGAGAAATATCTGGTTCAGAATAGAACTACAAAGAAAATCTACGAGACTCCGCAGTTCGCTTATATGCTTATTGCTATGACGTTCTTCAAGAGCTATAAGAACGACAGAATCAATTATATTAAAAAGGCTTATAATTACTTCAGCCAGCACAAGATCAATTTGCCAACTCCAATTATGGCAGGCGTCCGCACAACGCTGAAGTCATATGCCTCTTGTGCCCTGTTTACTGTAGATGATGCTCTTGGTTCAATCTTTGCAAACAATAGCGCAATTGGCTTCGCTACTGGAAGTCGCTATGGCATTGGCATTAATGCTAGCCGTATTCGCGCCGTCAATAGCCCAGTAAAGGGCGGCATGGTCAGTCATACCGGCCCAGTACCGTTCTTGAAGATGTTTGAGTCTACAGTAAAAAGCTGTCATCAAAATGGAATCCGAGGCGGGTCTGCAACAGTTAACGTAGCTTGGTTCCATCACGATATTGAAGATATTCTTGTTCTAAAGAACAATGCTGGCACAGACGACAATCGCGTTCGCAAGCTCGATTACTGCATTGGTTTTGATCGCCTGTTCTATGACCGCGCAATGTCAAATAAGAACGTAACTCTGTTTTCGTATCACGAAGTTCCTGAACTTTGGAATAATTTCGGAATGCCAGAGTTCAAGGAGCTTTACGAAGCCGCAGAGAACAATCCCAAGATCAAGTTCAAAAAGACTGTAAACGCCAGAGAGCTTCTGTTCCTCTTCTCAAAGGAGCGTGTAGAGACTGGGCGTATTTACGCAATGAATGTAGACCATGCAAACTCTCATGGCGCTTGGCTAGAACAAGTCGATACATCGAATCTTTGCCTTGAAGTAAATCATCCCTTGAAGGCAATCAATGATGTTAATGATCCAAATGGCGAAATCGGCGTCTGCATTCTTTCTGCCGTTAATCTAGTAGAAGTTTCAGAAAACGAAATGGAATCAGTCTGCGATGTCATCGTGAGAATGCTTGACGAGCTTATTGATCACCAAGATTATTTCGTTCCTGCCGCAGCAAACTTCGCAAAGAATCGCCGCAGTCTTGGCGTTGGCGTAACAAACCTCGCTGCTTACTTTGCCAAGAATAAGATTAAATATTTTGA